TTAGGAAGCTTTACTTTTCCCACCATTATCTGTTCCTAAAAGTTTGTTTAAAGCTGAAATGGTTTCGTCTTTAGACCTTAATAGTTCTTCCTTGCTTTCTAGCAATCTTTCCAAATTTTTACAATTAATACAGTTGGCTACTTTTTGTTCTGATTGAGGCTCTTGCATTAGAGGCATAGACGGCTTAATGATCATTTCTCCCTCATCAAAGAGGAGCCAGTTAATATTAAAATCAGGGTAATTTGTCTTTATTGTCTTTAAATATCCACTTCCTATATTCTTCCCACGCCTTAAAACTCCTTCTGATAACTTACATTTAGAAGTAAATTGTCTTTGGCTAATTCCTTTAAAATCAAGATATTGTATAATTTTATTATTTATACTCATTATAAAAAGATATAATTGTTTGCACGGTAGGTATAATTGTCTTTATTTAGCATCACTAAACTATCAGTAAGGTAGTATAAAAATATCAGTAAACAAATAGGGTAAAACTATGATAAAAGAAGCCGAAAAAAAGAAGATTGTAGCCGTGTTGGGCTACCGGTACGTGGCCCCGGTACAAGACATGCTTAGCGAGCTAAAGATTGTAAATGCCAGGGGCGAGGAACACTCTAGGTCTATGATTATAAATGTAATGAACGGCTACCCCCATGAAGACATAGAGCATGCTATTTATATGGCCTTAAAAAGAAAGAAAGAAATTATAAAGGCACGTAAAAGTCTTTTAAAATAATTCTTACAGCCTAAGAATTTCCTTCATAAAGACATTTCAGACAATTTCATTAAAAACAACAAGCACATGAAAGCATTAGATTTTATCTACAAAGAATCGACCATTCACTTTTTAGTGAATCCAAACGACGGAAACGTTATGGTGAACGCTACAGAAATGGCTAAACTATTCAGCAAAAGAGTTGACCACTTTACAAAATCAGACCATGCAAAGGCATTTATAAAAGTGTTTCAAAATCACATTGAACAAACCCCAAATGGGGGTCGTTCAGATCGAAAAATAATAGACAACAGAGGTCATATGGGTATTTATTTTGACCGTCGCTTAGCTTTAAAGTTTGCGGCTTGGTTAGATGTTGAGTTCGAGTTCTGGGTTTATTCAACTATTGACGAAATAGTATTTGGCAATTATAAAAAGCACTGGGAAGCCCATGCAAGGCAAGAAGAGGCCAAGGAAGCTATGGAGACCTTAAGAGATATACTTTATAGAGAGCCTACCAAAGAAAGTGTCGCGGCTTATTTTGAACTGGAACGTCAATTAAAATTAGCCAAGAACGACAAGACCAAAGCTATTAGGAATCAGCTTAAAATGTTTTAAACCACTACTAAAATCATTAATCACTTAATACTTACACAAAATGTCAGATAAAGAAAAAAATCAGCATCAAAATTCTACAGAAACTATTCTTGAGGTATTGCAAGAGGCTATTAAATCTGTGAAGAATAAGAAAAAGGAGAAGCAAACGGATGGTCCGCTAGTAATAAGATGCCCTCATTGCAGACGAGTAACAAGGGCAAATAGAACAGAATGCTGTCAGTGCAATAAGCCCCTTACTCCAATAAGGGATACTGATACAACTGGTAAGTACCTAAAGGTCGTCAAGCGTGTTAGAGTTGACTATGAAGTCGAGGGCGTTTCGCAGATTAAGGGCTTCTTCTCTGTTGAGACTGATAGCGACCTCTTCTCTATCACGATCAATAATACGGAACTGCAAAATTCCATTGGTCTCAAGGATAATGTCTCTGGGCTTAGAGTCTCTGTCAATCTCCAACGTGGTAGTGACGTTGGGTAATTTAATTTTAATGTCCATTTTAAATAATTTTCTTGTTCAGAAAACAATATAAAACAAAAAAGCCCATAGTTAGGAGCTATGGGCTTTAAATATCATTAATCAAAAACCATTTACACAATGATTAACAATTACAAAAGTACCCATTTTACCAATACCCCGCAAGTAGCAGGGGTGATGCCCAACGATTGTAACGTAGAATTTGTCGGAATCCGCAAGACCAAAGAGGTTATTTGGTTGCAGAACGGCCAAAGCCGCTACTTTACAGATCTCCCTTTTCACTTTTACGAACTTCTAAGAAATTCCTACCTAAAAGACCATAAGGCGGTAGAGTTTTTACAGGGTGTTTCCGAAGACCTGCGCAGACAGGTAGAGCTATATACCTATTATATATATGGGGAGCTAGACAATACCCCGGATATTGTAAACGGAGAATTGGCACCCTCAGAAAACTTTAGAGATTCCCAGAACTGCCCAAGTCTTTTGTGGAACTCTAAGAAAATTACCATTAACGACCACGAGCTAACGCCCAGACAGCTTATTATAATAGACCTTATAGGGAGCGACATGCCAGACAAGGCCATTGCAGATGCCCTTGGTATTAGTCTTAAAACCTTAGACTTTCATAAAGCCAACCTTTTTAGATCTGTAGGGGTGTCTACCAAAACCGCTCTATTAAAATTATCTCTTCAACAACATATAATTGCCTAGCCATGAGTTTAAAGAATGTAAAATTAAAGTGCCAATGCGCTAATTGCAGCCAGTTTATAGCAGAAAAAAACCTGTTGGTAACCATAGAATCTTTTCCGGTTCCCAAGCACACCCAAGACACTATAAAAGAAATGTTCCCCAAGGTAGTTTGTTGCCCTAAATGTGGCAGTCCTAGAATAGATTTCTCTTACCGCGTATTTTTTGAGCATAAATATGAAACGGAAACTATGACGCCCTTAGAAAAGTCTATAGACCGTTGCAAAGCGCAAATTGCTGCCACTTATGACCATAACAACAACATTCCTTTAAAGGATAGGGAAATTATTAGGGTTGGGTATCAGTCTCAATTAAAGAGTTTGCTGCAGAAAAGACAATCAGTTCCAACAGATAAAGGCAAGGTGCCGCTTTGGAAGGCAATTAAAGAAATAGAAGTTGTTAACCCAGAATTAATTTCAACGCACAACTAACCAAATGAAAGAATTTCCGTTCGCAGACGCCATATTGGAGCAAACCAATGGCGGTCTACAGATAATACTAGATTATTATCCAGAAGCTCATATTAGTGAGCAAAATAAAAGCAAGAAGTTTAAAATGCGAAGCGATGATAAAACCGCTTCCTCGTCCCTTAAGCAAACAGATAAAGGAACATGGCTTGTCATTGATTGGGGAGCTTGGGATAAGCCTAAAAACGGCATAGGAGTTTGCATGTTCGAAGATAATTTAACCTTTGGGGAAGCATGTAAAAAACTAGCGAAACTTTACAATGTAGCGTACAAGGATTTTACACATACTGCAAAACCAGAGATTAGCAAGCGTCCTAAAACTGCGGAAGAAACTAAGGGGTCTTATTTGTTTGATTATAAAAAAGAACTGACCGACAGCGAGCTTGCTGTTATTGGCCCCAAGGTAACCAATGCAATAGCTAAAAGGTTCTGTTTAAAAGCCGTAAACAGTTATAGTTACGTTAAGGACAATGAAGTAATAACAACAGCGTCTACGGAAGAGTATCCTATTTTTGTGTACGATTTTGGGACTTGGCAAAAAATATACCAGCCAAAATCTGCCGATAAGTCTTACCGCTTTAGGTATGCCGGAGGTAGGCCGCAAGATCATATTTTTGGGCTAGACGATGTAAAATCAGAGTTCGCTAGGCTTAAAAAACAGGCAGAAAAAGACGTGGACGAGGAGAGTCCGGCCAAGGATGTTAAGTTTAAACTAGACAATCTTATCCTTTGCTCCGGAGACAGGGATGCCTTAAATATGGCTTCTTTTGGGTATAATGTTATTTGGCTAAACAGTGAGACTGCCGGCCTAAACGGCAACCAGTACAAGGTTCTTAGCGGCTTGTCCTATAACATTTACAACTTGCCAGATATAGATAATACCGGAGTGCGCGAAGGTGTAAGATTAGGGATGCAGTTTTTAGATATTAAAACCATCTGGCTGCCTCAATATATGCTTAAATCTAAGGACTGGAGAGGAAACCCTAGGAAGGATTTTTTAGATTTCGTTAATTTAAAATACAACAGTAAAGACCCTTCTAAGTTTAGCAAGCTTCTAAAGAAAATGATAGACAACGCCTTGCCAATGAAATTTTGGGAAGAGCAAAAGACAGATAAAGGCGTAAAGTATCATTACAATATTGTACATGCCGAACATTTTTTACAGCACCAGGGCTTTTTTAGACTAGATACACCTTTTGAGAAAGACGAATACTGTTATATACATATTGATGGTAATACGGTGTGCCGGGCATCTCCTAACAAGATAGAGAATTTTGTAAATAAATTTTTAGAAGAAAGGCAAATGCCTGTTCCGCTGAGGAATATGGTTAAAAAAACCCCTTACTTAAAGGAGGCCATGCTTTCTAAGCTGCCTATGGTAGATATAGACTTTAAGGACTGTGACGCTTATACGCAATACTGGTTCTTTAAGAAAAACGTGGTCGAGATTAAAAAGGAAGGAATTACGGTTCATAAAAAAGGCATCATAGATAAAATGGTGATGGAAGAAAAGGTGATTCAGCACCCCACCAATATTTCGGAGCGAAATTTTGAAGCTAGTTTTGAAGAGCCACATTTTAAAATCTCCAAAGACGTAGACGGGGATGATACTATAGAGATTCTTAAGAAGGACAATCCTTTTTTAAACTACCTTATAAATACCAGTCGTATACACTGGCGAAAGGAGCTAGAGGATAGTTTTAAAGGGAAAAACGATGCCGATAGAGAAGCGTATTTTAAAGAGCATCAATTTAGTATATCGGGTCCAAACCTAAGTCCGGACGAGCAGTTAGAGCAAAAGCAGCACCTTATAAATAAAATATATGCTTTAGGGTATTTGCTGCATAAGTTTAAGAATAAAAGTAAAGCGTGGTTTGTTTTTGGAATGGATAATAAGCTGAGCGACATGGGCGAAAGCCACGGAGGCTCTGGAAAGTCCTTGATGTACGATTATCTGCAAAAAATAATGTTTAACCAGTTCTTTATTCCTGGTCGAAGCAAAAAAGCGGTAGATAGCGAGTTCTTATTTGACGGGGTTACGCAAGAAACCGATTATATCTTTATTGACGACATGAATCAGTACTTTCCTTTTCAACAGTTCTTTTCAGAAATCACCGGCAAGATGAAGGTAAACCCAAAGAACTCTAAAGGGTATACTATAGACTTTATAGATTCTCCTAAGCTTTGCGGCACCTCTAACTTTCCGCCCTTGGCATTGGATCCTTCAAGTTCAAGAAGAATTCTTTTTACCGTAAACAGCGATTATTACCATGAGAATAAAGACAACGAATATATGCAGACTAGGCGTGTGAGCGATGATTTTGGAGGTAGAAACTTGTTTGATGATTTTACGGAAGAAGAGTATAATTCTTTTTATGTTTTTTGTGCGCAATGCGTGCAGTTCTTTTTGGCTAGCCCTACTAAAATTAACCCGCCAATGGACAACGTAAACAAGCGTAACCTAATGAGCGAAATGGGAGATGCATTCCGCAACTGGGCTACTGTATATTTCTCTGAGAGCAATGATAAGCTAGACCGTCTTATTAGCCGTGTAGATGCTTTTCAGGACTACCAGCGTGTAGCGCAAGGAAAGAAATCGGCCAACAATTTTAAGAAGTCCGTAAAAGCCTATTGCAAACTAAATAACTTCATTCTAAATCCCAAAGAAATAGACAAATCTGGAGATGGGCGTATTATTCAAAAATTTGAAGGAAAGTCCCAAGAACTCTTCTACATAAAGACCAAGCTAGACACCATATTAACAGAGCTCCCAGAGGAGCCAGAAACTCCAAATTATGAAGACGACATTCCGTACTAACACTTTGGAAACACAGAAATTAACGTCCGAACTTCTAAAAATAGGGGTTCGGGTGTTTCCCGAGCCCGTTGTTAGCTACGGCAACACGGTAAAAGGGTATCAGATACGTGTAGAGCGTAAATTAAACTCTGGGAAATGGGGAATGCCACACACCTTTAAAAAGATTGTTAAAGTAAACGAGTGGGAAGATGCCATGGTACGGACCATAGAGCACGTTCATAGAGAAGAATTTAAACTAAAGCCAATTAAAAACAAACCATGAAGCATTTAAATAATTTAATATCAATAATAGGTCTGGACAAGATAGTCCATGCAGAGACCTGTTTAATAGGAGTGGTACTGATTCATAGATTATTATCTCCTTACATCGAAAGCAACAATTTAGCAGCTTTATTAGCCTTTGTAATAACCATAGTCATAGGAGCTATAAGAGAGCTTGCAGGAAATGAAGACATCAAAGACAAGATAGCTAATTCAATAGGGGCAACGGCAGGATTAGTGTACGTGATATGGATTAATAATTAAACCAAGAAAACTAAAAGTATGAGTTTAGAATATAGAATAACTAAAACACAGATAGAGTGCATAGAAATAATAGGTAAGCACTATTCTTTTGCTAAATTTTACCTTGACTATAGCGAAAACCAAGGCAGACTATCCATATCTTCTGACTATGGGTCATGGTCCTTTTACTGGGGAGCATGCGGCATACCATTTAAAGAGTTTCTTATTGGACTAGACAAGCATTATGTGGCAGGTAAGTTTGGGGAGGATAAATACTTTGATCTGGAAAAAACAATATCATCCTTAAAGGACAGGATTAATGAGTACGCTACAGATAGCTATGAAAAAAAAGAACTTAAAAGAGAATTGAAAACATTAAAGAATTCCTCTAATAAAGAGGAGTTTATTCGTAAAATGTGGAATTGCGATGAGATTTTAGAAATGGAAAATAATTGTCCAGATTTAGTGGAAACCATAAGTCCATCGTTTGATAATTTTTGGAGCAAATTTTGGCCAATATTTATAAATGAATTGAAAAGTAAAAACACTTAAAATGGATCACAAAATTAAAATATTAGCAGATTACGCAAGCAAACACCTTAGAGGTGTTAAGCCTTGGGAATTAAGGAAGAATGACAGAAACTATAAAGAGGGCGATTTTATAACTTTTGTTGTAGTCACTAATCGAAACACCCCAACAGGTATGACGTATAGAAGAAAAATTATTGATGTGTTCGAGGGAGGTGTATACGGATTGCAAGACGGATTTTGCATCCTTACAATAAGCAATGTTGTCTATTGATTCTGCAACTAAAACAATAAAAATTAATTTAAAATAAAACAGTATGTTATCAACTATCTTTATTGCGTTCATTCTCCTTTACTTTTCAATGTTGGCGTATATGTATTTTCATATAAAACCTTGGTCGATTGCAAAGAATCTTGATTTTTTTGGAGTGAAATATAAGTATGCAATGTTTCTATTTCCGCTTGCATTTTCTCTAGTCGTTCTGAATGCTGTATTGCAGTTTTTGTTGGCCGTAGGCTTTGTATAAAGTTATAAACACTCAGCCCGGCCCCTATCAAGGCAAAAGAAAAAAACCAAGGAAATGTTTTCAGTTTACATTTATTTAATCTTAAACTAGTTATGGAACCCTCTAACTCTAAATGCTCTTTATGGGCTCGTTTTTTTTCTTGTTCCGCAGCATCTTTTTCAATTTTTGAAAACCCCCCTTGAGTTAAAAATTGATTGGTAATTTCATTTGCAATTAAAAAGCAATTTGTTTTACTTATTCTAACATCAGCAACTTTATCAACCGTGTTCTGCATTTTTTCCAACAAAAATTGAATTTCTTCAAAAGTTATTCCTGGAAAAATAATTTTTATTTCCCTTGCCGAAATGGTTTTGTTGCTCTTTTCTAAAGCGTGTTTAAGAATAATGTCTTTAACCTCGCCTTCAGTATGTTTTTTTATCTCTTCCATAACTTATTAATCAAAAATCACTAAAGTATCATTAAAATAACAATACACAAATGAAATCATTAAATAAAATAGAATTAATAGGCCACATAGGGCAAGAGCCAGTGGTTAGAAAATTAGAATCGGGCACTACGGTAACCACCATGTCTATGGCCACTACAGAAACCTATAAGGATGCCCAGGGACAAAAGCAGAGTACTACCTATTGGCACAATCTGGTGCTATGGGCTAAGCTTGCCGAAATAGCCGAGCAATACGTAAAGAAGGGCGATAGGCTTTTTGTAGAAGGGAAGCTTACCCATAGAACCTATACCGCACAGGACGGCACCAACCGGAACGTTTCCGAGATTGTGGTAAAAGATATGATTATGCTAAACAACAAGCCGCAAAACGCTCCTGGAGCCCAAAGCACGCCACCAGAACCACAAGGAGTGCAAACTACCGCCAACAATGAAGAAGACGATTTGCCTTTTTAATCGGCCCCCATACATCTAAAACGAAAACCCTCGGCAATTTGTCGGGGGTTTTGTGGTTAAAACAGTTACATATAGAACTATAATAATTTAAGCGAAATACATTCAGGTAATTTTATTAAATTGTACATTCGCAAACAGATTAATGTCAACAAACTATCATGACTGATATTACAGAAAACCCTAATACGAATCCGACATTTGAGGATTTTAAAAACGAAAACGGAATGACCTATTGGTGGGCTTCCGATTTAATGAAAATGCTTGGATACCCAAACATGAAATCTTTTCAGAAAGTTTTGGACAGAGCCACTAAAGCACTTGTTTCTTTAAACATTCCGCACTACGATAATATCGTGGCCAAACAAAGAGAAGTTGACGGGCAGGATACGCAAGATTTTAAACTTACCCGTTTTGCCTGCTACATAACGGTGATGAATGGTGATCCTAAGAAAATACAGGTAGCAGAAGCACAATCTTATTTTGCTCAACAGACTAGAAAATTCGAATTGTATATTCAGGACAATACGGAAATTGATAGGCTGTTAATACGGGAAGAGTTAACAGAAGGAAACAAGTCCTTGGCTTCTGCAGCAAAGAGCGCTGGAGTGGTTAACTATGCTAATTTTCAAAATGCCGGATATGTTGGTATGTATAATATGAAGTCTTGGCAATTAGAGAAGAAAAGAGGTGTAAAAAAAGGGAAGTTAATGGATAACATGGGGCGTACCGAATTGGCTGCAAATTTATTCCGTATTACACAAACCGAAGAACGTATTAAAAACAAGGATGTAAAAGGACAATCGAACCTGGAGCAGACCCATTACGAAGTAGGAAGGGAAGTAAGAAAGATAGTAGCAGAGAACGTTGGTAAATCTCCGGAAAACCTCCCTCAAGAAAAACAATTGCCCGAGGTAAGAAAAGAATTAAAACAAGGGTATAAAAAAATGGCTTCCGAAGATAAGCCAAAAAGAAAACCTTAATACCTAAGAAGGTTTTCACGACCCTGAATAAGTAATTAAATCTATCACCTCAGAAAAGCCCTGGATTATTCGTCTAGGGCTTTTTTTGTTTTCAGATTTCAACCTAAAAGTTTTTCTTTTTCGGGGCTGTTTTCCTCCCCTCCCCCCACCAATAAAAAGGTAAAAAAAACTGTAACTTTGTAACCGACTTGAAAAAATGCTTGGGAAGAGCCGTTTTTATTGGGTTTCTATTGGTTACAGTTTTATTTTATAAGTTGTAACTATTATTAAAGGTTACAAAAAAACTGTAACCAATTAACTATAGAATAAACCGGTTACAGTTTTATTTTCTATAAAAAGAACTGGTTACAAAAAGAATTTATTAAACTGTAACTACTTAACTATTTAAAAATAAAATAGTTACAAACTAAATAAGTAAAAGGTTACAGAGTTACAGTTTTATGTTGCGTTTGAGAGCTTTTAAATTTTTTTCCTGCCAAAAATTATTCCTGTTTCTAAAATGACGTCCTAATCTAGCTGCGCGCGTTTTTTTTTCTTTGTTTTCTGATAAAAGTTAATTTTTTAACACTTAATCCTAAAAAGAAGCACATGGAAGATCTTGTAAAAATTTTCAAAAGAGAGCAAAAACGCGTTAAAAACGGACCTACCTCTTATTTAAGAGAAATTAAGACTGCAGGGGACCCGGCAAGCATTGCCAGTGCCATAAAATCGTTGCGAAAAAACAAGCATCCATATTTTGAAGTTGTGGACACTCATAAAAACACTAAAACTGCCTATTCTATTGGTCTTTCGGGGCAAAATTACGAGGTAAAAACTTCCTTTATTAAGGGATAATTCGTACTTTAATAGGTTTAAAAACCGCCCTGAATTATGCCTGGAACTGTAACTGTAAACGTGCCGCTTAAATCGTATCTGACCAAGTACCTGTCTCAAAAGTACGGAGGGTCTCACTGTGTAACCAGACGATCCTGGTTAGGAAAGTACATTGTAGATGTGCTAGATAAGCAATACCGTAGAAAACCGGTAAACCTGAGCAAAGAATCGTACTACCAGCTAAACATTCCGCCATCGATCGTCAACAGGGAAGGGTTTTCCTTTTCCTCCGTAAAGCAAAAGAGTCTGGAGGAAATGATAGAGAAGGTTTTCCGTAACGACATGTACGGCTATATAGAAGTTTCTATGGGTGCCGATCTAAAGTTTATAAACCCCGAGCACAATAGCCTTAACAAGCAAAGTACAGTGCAGGCGATCAACCAATTCTTAAGGTTTTACAACATTTCCGAGGACGAATTATCGCCAGAATCTATCTATAGAGACTTCTTTAGGCACAAGAAAGTGACAAACCCGTAACATGGGCGTGCAGAAAAACGGTTAAGCCCAATGAAAACAAGGCTTCCGAGTGTGACAGTTTTCGCAAATGTTTTATTTGTCCTAATTTAAAAAAGAATATGACTACCCTAGACACTATTAATAAAGAACAACCGGGCGGATGGCTTCACCTTCACATAGTTACCTTGGAAGAACTGGCCAAATGTCCAGCGCATATAACCAACGAAAATGCGCATCTGGTTAATATAGCACCTTCGCAAGATGTGTTGGACGTACTGCCCGTTGGGGAGTCTATCAGCATAAATGAGACCCCGAGCGAAACCACCTCCGGAACCATGTACAATATAAAGGCGGCAGTGGAATTTGGCGTGCAATCCAAGGCGCTAGATTCTTTTTTGGATAAATACAACCGCCAAAAAGTGGTGATCATTGGCATAAAACCGTCTGGACTCCAAAAAATGTACGGCAGTAAAAAATTCCCCCTCACGTTTTCCTATCAGTACAGCAACGGTAAAAATTTTGAAGACGGTAGCTACACCCGTATAGAAATAGCTGGAAAAATACCCCAAAAACCCGTGATTATGAGCGATTAAGCCTCTGTGATTTTCTGTCCTATTTTAAAAATAGAGGTACTTATATGTTTGTAAGGTGGTTAAACCTTACGAATGAGTATCAATAATTTACATTCCTTATTAAACGGCCGTTGGTTCATTGATGAACATTACGGCCAATCTCTTTTACCTACCCTGTTTACGTTGCTTAACGGCAACCAACCATTGGCGGTCCCCAGCAACAAACAACCAGAGGCTTTTGTAGCCTCTGCTACGTTTGGGGTTGTAAATGCGTCTTCCTTTGATGCCTCGAGTAATACGGATTCCTATGTGGCCATAATTCCGCTAAAAGACCCTATTACCAAGTACAGCCAAGAATGTGGCCCAAGGGGAACCAAGGCCAAGCAACGCACCATGGAAAGCTTTAGGCGCGATCCTAATTGTGCAGGCGTGGTGTTGGACATCGATAGCGGTGGCGGACAGGTATCTGGCACGCCAGAGTTTCACGATTACATTAAATCGTACCCTAAGCCAGTAGTGAGCTATACGGACGGTTTAATGTGCTCTGCTGCCTATTACATTGGTAGTGCCGCCAAGCACATAGTGGCCAACAAAAGAGCCGATGACATTGGCAGTATCGGAACCATGATCAATTTTATCGATTTTACCGGGGCTTACGAAAAGATGGGTGCAAAGGTGATCACTGAATACGCCACAAAATCGACCCAAAAAAACAAAGACTTTCAGGACCTTCTTGCAGGTGATTCCAAAGGGTATATTAAAAATGTACTAGACCCAATCACGGATACCTTCCACGAAGATATGTTGGGTGTTAGGCCCGGCATTAGCAAGGATGTTCTGGAGGGCGGAACCTATGGCGCGGACGTTTCCCTGGCAAAAGGGCTTATCGATGAAATAGGCACTTTGCAAACGGCTGTCGATAAGGTGATGGCACTAAGCGAGGAGGAATCCCAAAAACAAGACACAACACAAACACAATCACATAAATCTAGATCTACGATGAATAAATTAAATGTTCCTTCGATTGAGGCTGCTATTGGTGCAGAATTTTCCGAGGGAGAAACAGAAAACGGCATCTTGCTTACAGATGCCCAAGCCACCGCCTTAGAAGGTGTTTTGGTGCAAAATGCGGCTGCTTTAGATGCTGCAAACACCGCTGCAACTACTGCTGCAGGAACCATTAGCGGCTTGCAAACTGCTGCTGCCGATACAACTACAGCCGTTCAGAATGCTTTGGTAGCTGCTGGCGTAGAAGGCGCCGAAACTATGAGCAACGAAGAAGGGATTAACGCCCTGTCTGCCCTTGTAGCCGAGTACGGTGGTGAAGATGGCGGAAAGCCAACCAACATCCTTAACAACGGGGAAGAAACCGAAGAAGAAACCAATCTTAATGTAGTTGGAGGTCTAGACATTTCCGCTGCCATGAACTATTAATTTAATACCAATCTAAAATGTCTATAGAAAAAACAGACTTAGTAAGCCAATTTGGAGGCTACTACAACCCAGAAGGGCAGAACGAAAGCAGGCTTTTAAGCGCTATTCGTCAAAAATCAGTGACCACCTCCTACGCCAAGCCAATTGTGCACGATGGGGAGTTGTACAAGTTTTCCAATGTTGTTTTGGGGGAGATTGTACAGCAGTTTCAAAAGAAGTTTACCGCTAAGGGCGATATTGAGTTTAAGCCAAATTCTATTCCGCTTAGAAATATCAAGATAGATCTTGGCCTTTACCCAGACGATGTAAAAGGATCTTGGTTGGGCTTCTTAAGCTCATTGGATGAGCAAGAGCGCGCCAAATGGCCTATCGTTAGGTATATGTTAGAGAAAGAAGTAGTTCCTCAGTTGCATAGCGATATGGAGTTGAAGGCTTACTTTAAAGGTAGTTATGTTGCTCCTACACCAGGAACACCGGGAACCGCTGCAGGAAGTTTGGACGGAATTAAGAAATTGTTAGATGCTGGTGTATCTGATAGCTCTATGCAGTCTGTAACCTTGTCTGCTCCCGTATCTAAAACCAATGCCTTTGATATGGTAGAGGAATTCGTAGATAATTTTGATCCGTTGTTAGAAGGGACTAAAATGCGCTTCTATTGCGATCCAAAAATTTTACGTTGGTACCACCAAGACAAGCGTAATACGCACGGTTCTGATGTGAACTACAATCCAGAAAAACCAGTAGTAGACTTCTCTACTTGCGAGTTGGTAGGCTTGCCGTCTATGGCAGGAGAAAAGTATTTCTTCGCCACTCCAGAAACGAATCTTCTTTATTTAAGAAGACAGAACGGAATGAAGAAGCCAAGAGTAGAGGAAAGCAAACGAGAAGTATTCTTGATGACCGATTGGTGGGAAGGAATTGGCTTCGGCTACAACGAGCTTGTGTACGTAGCTACATGGGTTTAATCTATTAATTATAAAACTTTACTTCTGATATGAATAAAGAACAATTGTTAAAGCGCGCACAGGAACTTGGTATTCAAGTTCCTGATGGCGCTACCAACCCACAGATAGAAGACCTTATTAAGATTGCAGAGCATTCTTTGTTAAAGGCAGAAAACAAGGAGCTTGCCAATGAACTTGCCACGGCCAACGAACTTATTGAAGCCCAAGAGGCCAAAATAAATGCTCTGGGAGAAGCTGCGGAAGATCCTGAAGCGGTTACCTATGAAAAAGGTAAGGCAGTGTACAAGCTTACAGGTAAAGCCATACGTTTTAAGGGGGTTAAATACACGGCTGAAGAAGCGGTGAAAAATGAGGAGCTTATGACGGCCCTTATTAAATCCAAACATCCAAACCTTAAAAAACAATAGACCATGGCTATAAAAGTAGAAACTATTGGTGCAGCCGCTTCGGAAGTCTCCGGAGCGTTTTCGCACACCGAAATTTATGTAGGTCTGCTTAGGGATTTTGAAACCCTAACGGAGCCTAAAGGCAAATATGGTACGGATGCCGCTACTACCTTGGCAGAATTGGTAGAGATCTCTGCTCCTCACACTTTTAAAGTGGGGTTTGGATTTACCAAGGTGAAGGCTATTCAGGAATCCGTAATTCTAGAGACCGCCCAACTTGGCAACAAACCTTCTCCGGTACAGGAGAATAAAATGACGTTCCAGATGTTAGGCTCCGATGCTGAGATTTTAGGATTTAAACGCCATGTAAAAGGCGAAGACCTTATTGTTCTTGGTAAAGAATTTGCTTCTGGCAATGTTCGCCAAATTGGCTCTGCAAAATATGCTGCGGCTGTGATAGAAAGTACCTCTAAAATAGACGGTACTGTAGAAGGTGAAAATGCAACAACCTTTGTTGTCCAGGACAAACAAATGTACGATGCCCCAATTTATAAAGGAGACATTACCCTAATGCCTACTGTATAGCTTTTCTTGTTCCTTTTTTTGATTGTTTGATTAAAAGCCACCTTATATCCGGGTGGCTTTTTTGTGTCCTAATTTAAAAAATTGACAATTGTCATTTTTACACTATGAAATTAAAAATTCTATTCCTTTTTGCTCTCGTGTTAGGTTTTAATATGAGTGCTGTGGCTGTTACAGGATCAGACCACAAGGAAAAAACGAAAACCGAATTTAGTGCTGATCTTGATTTTAGCGCGGAATTAATTATTGATAATAGTTTAAATAAAGTAAAAATGAAAACAGTAAGTTATGCAAAAGCGAACGAAGCTTTAAAACAAGGAGAGCGAGTGTGTAGACAAGATTGGATTGGAAAAGGGCTGTTTGTTTTTATGCAGGTGCCAAGCCAGATACCAATGGATATTGTTCCTAAAATGACATCATTACCACAATCTGTAAAGGATGAGTTTTTGAAACGAAAAAAAAACAATACGATTAATTGCTCCTATCAATCCATTAAATACCGAGATCAATTTGCTATGGTCTATCCCGACAATGTTATATGTGGGTGGTCTCCATCGCCGTCTGATGTTCTTTCGGACGATTGGATTGTTTTGAATAGTTAACCTATATTTTTTATATGTAAAAGCCACCTTGTATCCGGGTGGCTTTTTTTTGTCCTATTCTAGCTTATTGACAATTGCCATGTTTGTACTATGGAAATAGAAAATTGGTTTAAAAACGGCTGCGATTATGAAGAGGGAATTTCCCTTTATGCTACCTTAAAAGGGCATAGCAAAAACTTGGTGCGGCTGTTCTGTTTAAAAGATAGCCCTAGAAATAGGGAGAAATTAAAGTACGAACTGGAGAAGCACCGGACGGAGAGTGCACCGGTTCTGTCCATGGTTGAAGACAATTCCCAGCCAAAAGTTAACCTACAGGTTAATTCTGAGGCAAAAAAAAGCAATCAGCATTTTTACCGGCTTAACCAGTTGCCGTTAGAATTGCACCCGTTGGCGATTAAACAGCGATCTGACTACCAAACCGCTATCTCCTTAAAACTACAACTAAACGACCTGCACCCAGATGAAGAAGGCGTGGCCTTGGAACTGTGTCTCCAGATAGAAAACTTGTTCGATTCCATAGAGGAAGCCCAAAAGATTCTTAGCTATTATATAGAACATAAGGTGGTGTTGGATGTATCGCCTAGGGATTTCAATAGCCTCACCCCTGCACAACTGGTGAAGCGCCAACTAAACAAGCGGTCTTCTATTACCAAGCTAAAAGGGCGAATTAAGGGATATCATAAAAAACTAGCTACCAATTTGCCTTTGGCAGAGCAAACCAAGACCAATACGCAATTACAAAAAACAACAGAACGATTAATGCAGCATCAATTAGAGCTGCAGCAACTTAATGAAATGATCAATAATAAATGATAGATATTTTAGCCCCATTAGAATGGCATACCGAAAAGCGAATTGTAAAGGACCTGGTGCCGTATAACTACAATCCTCGTAAAATTTCACCAGAACGTTTAGAAAAGCTTAAAAACAGTTTAGAAAAATACAACCTAGCCGAAATACCGGTAATTAATACCGAAAACATTATTGTTGCTGGTCATCAAAGGGTTAAGGTTCTTATGGCTTTGGGTCGTGGAGAAGAATTAATTGATGTTCGTGTCCCTAACCGAGCTATGACAGAACAGGAGTTCAAAGAATATAATATTGTATCGAATGTGTCCGTTGGATATTGGGATACTGAGATATTAGAAGAGTGTTTTGCTGATATTGATTTAATGGACTTAGGTTTAGATGTTAATAACATAGAGCTCCCTGAGGATGTAGTGCCATCTGGTTTTAAACAGGAAGAAGAACAGGATTTTGATCCTACACCTGCCAAAACGCCTATTACTATTTTTGGAGATGTTTACGAGCTGTCGAGCAAGGAAAAAGGCTTATTACACCGTGTAGTTTGTGGCGATAGTACCAATACCGAAGATTACAAAACTCTTTTAAACGGAGAATTATTTGATCTTGTGGTTACGGATCCTCCATACAATGTAAACTACCAGGGAGGTACCAAAGAAAAGCTTACCATACAGAATGATAAGATGTCTAATGACGACTTCTATACTTTTCTGTACATGTTTTACCAAGAAACTTTTCTAAACGCTAAACCAGGAGCGTCTATTTATGTTTTTCACGCAGATAGTGAAGGAGCAAACTTTAGAAATGCCTTAAAAGATTCAGGATACAAGCTTGCTCAATGTTTAATATGGCTTAAAAATAGTTTGGTGATGGGGCGTCAAGACTATCATTGGAAACATGAGCCTATTTTATACGGATGGAAAGAGGGGGCTGCCCATCCATGGTATAGCGATCGAAAACAAACTACTGTACTGGAGTTTGATAAACCTCTAAGGAATGGAGATCATCCAACAATGAAGCCGTTGGAAATTATAATGTACATAGTAAAAAACAGTTCTAAACAAAAGAATATTGTGGGTGATTTGTTTTTAGGATCCGGCTCTACCTTAATTGCTTGTGAGCAAACTTGGAGAAACTGTTACGGTATGGAATTAGATCCAATTTATGCCGATGTAGATATTCGACGATGGATAAGTTATATGTTAGATAATGATTTGGAATTTGAAGTTAAAAAGAACGGTAAATCTTTGAGCGAAATTGAATGGCGTATATATTTAGATAAATAGTATATTTGAAGCGTCGAATCACTCAAACAAATACTAATGAACGCTATTAATATAGATATAGGCAGGTGTCGGTGTACAGTAATGTCCCGGGGTTTTACCCTGCCTATTTGGTTTGAGTGAGCCTGACAGCGCCTGCCTTAATTCATAAATTATGATAGATAAGACATTAGAAATTAAAGCTTTTATAAAAGCGAATTATTGCCCTGGCACTTTAAATAATACCAAGCCAGAACTGCAATTGAATAACCATGCTATTCTAGAGCTTCTCTTTCAAGTTTTCCCTGTAGGTTGTATAGATGATTACGATCTTCAAATGTTACTTGGTCAGCTTGGATATACTCCTCAAAAAAAGGACAGCTTAGATTTTGTTTGGTGCCTCTTGGAAATTGATTAAATTTAGGCATGACAATTACAGATAATAATTTTTGGTTTGAAGAAGTTACGGAGGTAGCGCAAGAAACATTGGAATTATTGAAAAATTCCAATAGCTCCATTCGTTTTAAAAATGAAACCATTATAACATTTAAAGGCTTAGATAGAGTTGATACTGGCCGTGGTTTGAATTTTCAGTTATTAGATGAATGATATGGATCCAAAAGAAAAAGCTAAACAATTAATATGGGAGTTCTTGCCTTTATTAGAGGGTTGGGAATCTAAAGAAAAAACTGAATTGTCTAAAAAACTAGCATTAATTTGCGTTAACGAAGTGCAGCAAACAAACCCAACTATTAAAGGCAATTCTGATGATTTAACAACAATGATTGTTCAGACTAAAGCTTATTGGCGGATGGTTGAAGCTGAAATAAAAAACTTCTAATAAAATATCCCTAATATAAAAAAAGCCTCTTTCTAGGGGCTTTTTTTCTGTCCTATTCTAGCCTATTGACTATTGCCATGTTTGTACTATGGCAATAGAACACTTACCCACAATAAAAACAGGCGACTCTTCCTTTGATAAGATTTACGCCTATTATAAAGACGCTGCAAAATACCCACTAACAGAGAAGCAAACGGAACTAAAAGACCGTTGGTTGTCAGCCTTTGCTTTGCGCCAAAATTGGCATTCTAGGGAGCAGGCTGCCAATGTATTGATGGAAAAATACAACATCAGTCGCGCTCAAGCTTATAGAGATTTAAAAAATGCCGAACGTTTGTTTGGCAATGTTATGAAAGCAGATAGGGATGGTTCTCTGGCTATACTTTTGGAGTATTCCCATAAATTCTTACTAATGGCTGTGAAAGCAAAAGACCTAAAATCTATAGGGAAGGCTCTGGAGCTTATGGGTAAATATGCTGAAGTTGACAAAGAAAATTCTATCAATTTCAACCCTGAGAAGCTAGAGAACAAACCAATTAAAATGTCGGTCCCAAAAGAAGTGTCCGATGCTATCCTAAAGGCCTTGACGGGCGGAACAATAGATTTAAATACCCTAGAGGTAGAGGACGTGGACCATGAAGAAGTAGAAGATGAAGATTTAGAGTATGGTTCTCCAGCTCGTGACTTTGCCGAAATGGATGCTCATAATGAAAGTGAAAATAAGTAATGAGAAAAATTAGTCGCTACAAAGAAGTTGTTTTAAACGCTGCCCAATTAGCTGCAGTATTGGCCGTGACGGTATTAAAGAAAACAAAGATCTATCTGGAATGGGGGCGAGGCACTGGCAAGTCCTTTATACTTGCCTTCTTTATGAAGGAGATGGTGAAGCAAATGCCGGGTGCCTCCTTTGCGTTGGTCGGTTCTACTTACCAACAGATATTGGCGCGTACCTTGCCCTCGACCAAGAAAGGTCTTTCTATTCTTGGCATACATGAAGGTTATGACTATGTGGTAGGGAAGAATGGCGCTCGTTTTGGCTTTGCAGAACCCATTTATCCGCCAGACAAGTGGGATAACATTATACATTTTAGCAATGGCGCCATCTTTCAGCTGGTATCGTTAGACAATCCCAATAGTGGCCGTGGTCTTAACTCCTTTGGTATTTTGGGCGATGAAGCCGCTCTGTTCGATGCCGAGAAATTGTTCAACAACGTAAAGACTACCAACAGGGCCAAGGAAGCAAGATTTGAAAAGGCCAGTCTATTAGGGGCCGAGATATATGCTTCGTCTACTCCGCTAACCAAAAAGGGCCGTTGGTTCACGGACATGGAAGAAGTAGCCAAGAAGCGTCCTAAGAAGTACGCCTTTATAAAGGCATCTGCTCTTATCAATAAATTAAATCTTAGGCAAGAATGGTTCGAGGAGATGAAGGACGAATCCCCTTCGGATCTTATCTACAATGCGGAGATACTGAATATTAGACCCAAGGAGATCCTTAACGGCTTCTATCCGCAGTTAAAGGCTGACAAACATTACTATACAGACTATGACAACGAGTACCTGGAGAGCATCACCGGAAGTTATACTCAGGCTTCTTTCAACTGCAGACAGGACAATGATATAGACAAGGGCCGTCCATTGATATTGTCCATTGACTGGGGTGTATTCCTTTCTGCTGTAATCAGTCAGCAGTTGCCCAACAAATACCGGGTACTAAAATCTATGTGGGCCAAACAGCCTCAAGACGTAGAAGACCTGGTGAATGATTTTGACGATTACTACAGCGCGCTGCCATCTAAAAGGGTGCATCTTTATTATGGCCATGATGGCAATGCCAAGGTGATGAAGGGAACCAACGAAACCTATGGAGACAGACTGGTAAAGCTATTACAAGCAAAAGGATGGACGGTCTACGACAAGAGCAAGCGAAAGCCGGTAGCTCCGCACAACGATAAGTACATTTTGCTCAATATGATGCTGAAGGGAAGTAGTTCTCGTTATCCTGGTATAGAGATCAACGAGCAAAACAATCCAGATCTTATCATTGGTCTGGAACGCTCCGAAGCAACCGAAGGTCCTAACGGAGTGCAGAAGGTAAAGAAGGATGAGCGCAATGCATCCATGAAGCAGGAGCATACCACCCACCTACCGGATGCCTTTGACATACCAATCTATGCTTTGTACAAAGACTTATTGAAGCCCGAGAGAGAGCGTTGGGATCTGCCGGTGACGGTTTAAAATTTCAAAACAAAATTTCATATATCGCTAAAAACCGACACGGCAATTGTCGTTCTGCTTAGGGGCCGTCGTACCACAAGCCTGAAAAAGATATTTTCAGGGCTTTTTTTGATAGCTATTTAATTGTAATGCAAGTAGTTGTGTTTTTAAAAATGAGATTATACGCAAAAAAATGAGGGTTATAGCAAGAAAATAGGCGTTTCCTACAGAAAAAATGATGGTATCCGAGTAAAATACCGCCATTTTGATACTGTAACACTGCTTTTTTTTATGTCCTATTTTAAAAATGGGAAGAGGCCGAATTTAGCAATATGAAAGAAACAATTTCTTTAAAGGAGGCTATCGAAATCATAGACCGAAAGGATAAGGCAGGGAATGCCTTTCCTTTCGATATAACCTTTAGATCACTACAAAGAAATTCTAAGACTGGCGGCAAACTTTACACGTATGATCAGGTAAAGAAAAGGAGACCCAAACCCGTAAAAAACCGAGAATCTTATATGTTAAAGGCCGTTCAGTCTATAGATTCTGTCTCAAAAAACCCAAACCATTTTTCCAATAGAACCCGAAATCTAGAGCTGCAAAATGGAGATATTAAAAAAATACACATCCGTTTAATCATTTCCATTAACGGTAAAAAAATCACCTACTAATGAGTACAGTATTCCATGGCGATATAGCAATTACAGGAGGAGACACCAAGGCGTTGGTTTCCTTTGCTTCTGCAAAAAAAACAGATTCCAAAGTGTCTAGCGTTCAGATTTACACCGAAGATTCCGTTGGCCTTGTAGCCAGTTGGGGAAAGAACAACGACTTTCCGCAGAAAATCTTGGCTAAAATCCGCAAAAACAGTGCTGCGCTGTCCGGTTTGCGTGTTTCTAGGAAAGCACACTATGGTTCTGGATTCATTTTATATTCCGAAAAGCACGAAAAAGGCAAGCGAATCGTAGAGCAAAAATGCCTTCACGAATACCCAGAGATACACAACTTCTTTAAACGCAACCAAATGAAGCGTTTTCATAAGGAAACCATCACGGATTTGGAATATTTCGCTATTGGCTTCCCTGAGTATGTTTTAAGCAAGGATTTCTCCAAGATTACAAGGGCTAAGCGCCAAAAAACAGCGGAATGCCGTTTTGAATTGATGGACGAAAAAACGGGGTTTATCAAAAATGTATACATCTCATCTAAATGGGGGCAAGACCCAGAACTTACTTCAAAATACGTGGCAAAGGTCCCGTTAATAGACAGTTATTGGTCTGCCGATGAAGTAAGGGAGCACTGCAAGAAGCATAAGATTCAAAACTTTGTGCGTCCAATATTCTACCCATTGGTAGATGAAGGTTACTATCCTAAGGCCGAATGGCAATCTGTGGAAAATAGCGGATGGTTGGATATTGCGAACAGTATTCCACAATTCAAAAAAGCGTTCCTGGAGAACCAGTTGAACATTAAATTCTTAATTGAGGTCAGTGAAGAATATTTTGACCGAAAATATAAGGAGGACTGGCAAACATTTACACCAGAGAAGCGCCAAGAAATAAGAACCAATTTTGTAGAAGAACTAGATTCTACCTTAAGGGATTCCCAAAATGCGGGCAAAAGTATTATGTCTATTGTTTACAAAGATGACAACGGACAGCCTTTGCCTGGACTAAAAATTACAGCTGTAGACAACAAACTGAAGGATGGCGCCTATTTGGACGATACATCGGCAGGGAATCAGGAGATTTTAACCGCTATTGGTGTAGATCCTTCTTTGATTGGTGCAGGAATACCAGGAGGGAAATTGGGAGCAGGTTCCGGATCAGATAAGCGCGAGGCATGGTTTATCCTGTCGGCCTTAATGAAGACGAACAGAGACACCACTTTAGAGCCATTTGAATTTATTCAGGAATACAACGGTTGGGACCAAACATTGTCCGGAGCCTTTGAAGACACCGTACTAACGACTTTAGATAAGAATCCAACCGGCACCCAAAAAGCTGCACAGATATGATCATAAAAAACACTCCAACATTACAGGAATATTTATCCGTTAACGGATCAATTGATATAGACAATGTTAAACCGGCACTTAGGAAGGCCGAAAGAAATTATTTAAAACCATTTATTGGCACGGCACAACTGGCAGTCTTTGAGGCAGAAGTTACAGATCCTATTATACGGGAGGCCCTAGCATTAGCACAGGAGGCCGTGGCCAATTTTGGTTATTATTTGCACATGCCCATTGGCGCTTTACAAGTTAGCGACAACGGTTTTTACACCGTAGATAGCGAAAACACCAAGACTGCAACCGATAAGCAGTTTAAAGAATTGCAACGTTCCCTTTTGCGAGGTGGCCATGAAGCTCTGGACGACCTCTTGTCCTTCATGGAAGAGAATGCAGCAAAATTTGAGCCATGGACCACATCTGCAAGTTATACGGTGTACAAGGATTTGCTCGTAAAAGACACTGCAACCTTCAACAGCTACTATCATATTTTTAATAGTCGCCAAACCTTTTTGGCACTCCGCCCAAATATAAAGGTGGTCGAGGACCAGTTCATTAAACCTGTTATTGGGGATGCTCTATTGCGTGATTTAAAGTCAGACCAAACCGAGGAGACCAGAAAAGAAGTAAAGAAACTATTGCAGCAATCCATTGTGGCCTTCACGATCATGAAGACGGTATACAACGGCCTTTTTGTGATGGATGCAGCTGGAATGCACATGAGGTTTGATCTATTGCCTTATGAAACCACGGGGTCTAACAGCAATACAAAAGGGAACGACTTCTTGGAACACACCGAGAAATCCAAACAAATAGAAGGTGAGGAATATTTAAAAATGGCCTTAAATATCATAAAAGAAAACACAGCCGACTTCCCAGAGTACACTACTCCAGAAGTAGCAAAAGTGGATCCGTTGATTAAAACAAAAGGTCTCGTTGGTATGTAAAATCTGTCCTATTTTAAAATGGTCAAATTATTGAATTTAGTAATATGATAAACGTTTATAGCGTGCTTTCCCAAGGCGTAGGCACCAAAGTATTTTTATTAAAATCGGACACGGAAGCAATCACTTGCGACCGTGACGATGTAACCTGTGATATAGATTAATATGGCATATAGTGACGAAATAGGATTAGGAACTGTTCCTGGAGACGGTAAAGGCGCTGGACTAAGAACCAACTTAAAAAAGCTTATTGACAACGATAATTTTTTAAAAGATTTAGCTGAGACTATTGACCAGAAAGTAAATGATGTAGATGGTAAGGTTGATGGTGCGGTGAGTGGCTTTAAAGGCACGCTTGCTATTGCTGACACACCTACGGAAGATGGGTATTACTCTGCTACAGAAAGCGGTACTTATGCCAATGCAGGCGGCTTGGTTGTTGATTTAAGCGAAGGAGCCACTACTATTGTAAAGCAAGGTGATAATTATTCGAAAGTGGTTGTAAACTCAGGATTTAATACATATAAAGAAGAAATCGCACCACGCTTACTGAATGAAGGAAAAGAATTTCTTAATGTAGACAGACCTGATCTAGCTAAAATATATGGTCAAATTATTAGTGTAGATGAAAACCTCAATATACTAAATGATTTGTCGAAGGAAATTATAAAGGGCGAGGAGTTTGATAGGCCTGATATAGAAAGTGTAACGGTGGATAAAGATGGTTTAGCTTTAAACTTCAATATAAAAAGTACTGTAAATAATCCAGAAAATTTATTTGTCAAAGATTCTGGAGAAATCGATAGACCTGATTTAGGCTTTGCTTTAGTAGATCTTTATAGAAATATTATATACGTTCAAAGCAAAGCCACACCCAGAGAAGAAGTCCCTCCAAAAGAGCTTAAATATGTAAGCGAATTTTATAATCCACCAGTTCAGGAAGCATTCAATGTTGAAGTGGATCCTTCGTGGCTAATAGACTATGACTTATGTATAGAAAATTGGGATTCACTAGTAAATGACAACCCCACTAACCCAGAGGTTCAACCTTATATAACCAAAGCAGAGATAGGTAGGTCAGGGGCAGGTGATAAGCCTATATATAGGTATAACTTTAAGCCAAGGAAACCCCTACACAGGGTGCTACTGATGGCAGGTACACATGCTAATGAAAAAATGTATATAAAGCACTTGTTTTCGGTTATGAAGATAATAACCGAGGATTGGACAACAAGCCCCGTATTAGAATATTTTAGAAGGTATGTAGATTTTACGGTTATTCCAGTTAGGTGTCCAAATTCTCTCTCTTGGAGCGAGCGACCTTTTGGCTCTAGAACTAGCGCAGAGACAGACCCTATACCTGTTTCTTGGATAAAAAATGGATCCGAGGTAACAATTGTATTAGATGAGTTAAGTTTTCCATCAACATACTTTAACGTCAATACCTACTTTACTTCCTCGTTAGGTTTGGAAGGGAAGACTACTGTAGGTATAATGGCAACTTCCGACACTGTAGGACTCCCTAGGAATGCTTACACTATAAAAGAAGTGGTTAACGGTAACACCATAATAGTAGATGCGCCAGATGATTTAGGTGATGAATCTGGTACGGGTGAATTGCAAGTGTGGGTAGATGCAAATAGAAACGCAGACTACAACTGGGAATCATTTACACCAACTCTCACATCTAAGCAGGGAGATGTTTTTAAGTATGGAGTATATGACGAAAAAGGGACTATGCCTTTTTCTCTTCCCGAAAACAGAGCCTTAAAGTCAATAACGGACGTCGAGTATTTTGATTTTATTATTGATTGTCATTCCCCTGCTAGGGATCACTATTTAAGTTATCCAAAAGTTCTAGAAACACCTAGATCTTTAGAGTTTTATGATAATATAAAAGAATATGCCTCAATTTTCTCACTTTCGGATTTTGAAAAATTAGGGCCTGCTTGGGATGTACCACCATATCCGCTAAATTATTATGGAGATCAGGGTAAATTATTCTACACACTAGAGTGGGGAAGTGGTCTGAGGGAGGCCACGGTAAAGCAATCGACAGATGCAACAAGATGGCTGTTCTTGTGTATAAGCGAAGCCCTGAAATTAACAAACACATCAAATAATATAAACAATTAAACACAGACACTATGACACTAGTAATTAAATCATTAGGAACAACAGCTCCATCTGGAGCTAAAAAATTATATAGAGATGCTCTTGTAGTTAATGGTACGCTCTTTCATGTCGATTTCTCGAACAGGGGTTCACTTAATAATTTCAACATTAGGAAAGATTCTTTAGTATACGACCTCTCTAGAGAGTCATCAATTCCATTAGGTATAACAACAACTGGAAGCGTTAATTTAATCTCAGATATAGATCTAACGTTAACAGATGGTAAAGGATTTACTTTGGAAAATCCAAACCTCCCTGTCAACAAAAATCAAGGACTGTACTTCAATGCTGCCGATCTAATGAGTTATCTTGTTAACAATCAACCGCATTGTGTATGGGTTGGTTGGGCAAGAAGAAAGATAAATGCAGACGACACCAATAACGAGCTTGTAAGATCAGTGTCGGGTGGTGATTATTCTATTAAAAACATCAGGAGCAACATAACCTATAACACTCTCACTCCTACATTTGGGGGGGGGTCATACCAAATACCGATTAATGAAGGGGAGTTGTTCCAATTTGCAATAGAATTCACCTCTGGTCAAAAAAATAAGGTTTATTTAAATAAAAACTTCATAGGCGATGGAAGTGTTGTGTCTTCTGGGTTTATTCCTGCGGATAAGTTCGGATTGTTTAATTCTAATGTTGGAACCCCCACAGGTGCGGCTTTTTATAGAACATTCATCGAAGATTTGGATGTGAGCGGAAGAAAAGTGGAGGACATTCTGCAAAAAGATTGGCAGTATGTGCATGGTATAGGCCAATTTGAAGGAGTTGAAAAAAGACCTTTTGTAGATAATTATTAAGCAAATGACCCCTAACCAAACCACCCTTACCCTCGCCACTTTCTCTATAGGAGCAATCCTATCAGATCTAATAGCCCATTTACTGGACCATAAATACCAGTTTTTGGCTATTGCGGCTGTGGTGATTTTGGACTCCGTGTTTGGGATGGCAAAAGCGCTGTATCTTAAGAATTTTGAAACCCAAAAAACGTTTAAGTCCGTCTTTCGGCTGGTAGCTTTTTGGGGATTATTGGCCACGGTGCTAGTGATAGAAAAAGGCTTCCCGTTTGCTAGTTTTTTAAGTGAGGCAATTCTACTTCCAATACTCTTATTTCAAGTAATTAGCATCCTTAAAAACATGAATATAGTGGGGCTTATATCCAATGAAACCGTCACCAGAATGTTGGAAAATATTGATAAACATAAATTACAGAAGTAAAATAAAATGGAAGTAAAAGCGAAATTACTGAGGCTGGTGCAAGAGCCCGTTCAAACCCTTGGGGAAATGCTTGTTTATAAAGGCTTGGATAAAATATTTGACTGCAAAATTCTTGAATTACCAGACAGAGGCAATAAGAACAGAATAAGCCGCATAAACGATGGAACCTACCGTGTTGTAAAGCGTCATAGCGCAAAATACGGAAATCATTATCACATATTAGATGTTGAAGGGCGCACCCTTATTCTTATTCATTTTGGAAATTACTACACCGATACCTTGGGATGTATTTTGGCAGGGAAAAGCTTTTCGGATATTAATAAGGATGGATATCGAGATGTGGTAAGCAGTAAGGAAACCATGAAGAAAATGCTAGAGGTGGTCCCAGAAGAATTTCAACTAACCGTAATAAACGAATAAATGATTAACTGGAAGAACACCGCGGAAAATCTTGGCCTTATCATTATAGCCGCTACATTCGGGCTTATTGCCGGGTACCTTATTTCTATTCAGTCTTCAGAACGAATGATAGAACAGCAAAAGGAAATTATTGAGATGGCCATCCGTAAGGAAACCACCAATATTACCAATTCTGTTACCACGGAAATTCGGAAGATTAAAGGCAAAAAGACCGATCCCGTAAACATCAACATAGATCCTAATTGGAATAGTGAAATACACCAGACAGAACAAGATTCCGACTCTTCATTTGTGCCAGAAACTAAAAGCCCTGGCTTTTTTAAAAGGCTCTTTGGAAACAATAAGAAATAATGGCAATAAAAATAACTATCCCGCAGAAGTGGAACGACCTCCAGCCACGTCAAATTAAAAAATTGGCGTGGTTGTTCGGTACCGAGAAATCTTCCAAAACAATAGACCTAATGATTTTCTTTGTATTGGTAGATGTTCGTTGGTGGCAGTTCCGCAAGTACCGCAAAGTGTACAAGGTCCTGAAAGCTATTGGCATTTCTGGCCTTAAGGAACATTATGCTTGGGTGTACGAAAAAACAGATCTTACCATCTTTGTTCCTATCAAAAAATTAAAAGGCAGAAAGATGTTCCCCCCTGCAGATAGGATGACCAATGCTACCATAGATGAATTTGCCCATGCAGATGATTTGGCTATTGGCTTTTACAATACTAAGGACTTGGAATATCTGCAGTATTTAGCCGCTGTGTTGTATAGGGAATTAGGTTCGGACAATAAGCGATTGCCTTTTTTTAAGGAAGATCTGGAAGAGCGTGCCAAATGGTTCAAAAAACTATCGCCCAAAACCCTCTTGGCTATTTATTTGTGCTACCAAGGAAGCCGGGACAATCTGGTTAATATGAATCCTATTGTATTCCCTAAAACCAAGAATAAAACAAAAAGAGAAGTAAGCAGTAGCGGATTGGGAAAATTAATACTGTCCTTCTCAGGTGGTAAATTCGGGACCTATAACGAGACCAAAAACACCAATGTATACACTTTCTTTTCCGAATTTGAAGAGCAATTTAAGAACCAGAAAAAACAACCAAAACATGCCTAGAATTTCATTTTTAGATATAGTAAGCTTCCTAGAAAGCTTGGCGGAAGCTCACCAAGATATTAAAGGTTCTTACCGTTGGAACGTGGCAGAGTTCACGGGAAAAATGCGCAAGGGCGTTGAGTTGCCGGTGATGCTTATAGATGCCGTAGAAACCCAAAGCTCCGGAGATAAATCTAAGCGCTTTCATGGTAATTCAACCGCCTTTACCATTTTAGATAAGCCAGACACTAATTCGGGCATGTTGGACGAGTACCAGGCACAGAACCAGGTGTTGAATGCGTGCCAACAAATCTGTTTTGACGTTGAAGATAGAATTCTGTTTACTGCGAGTGTGGCCAGGGATGATAACAATGTAAAAAATTGGCTGTACGGCTTGGTAGACGAGAATAGTTTTCACCACGTAAAAGTGGGGCCAATATTTGTAGACGGGCTTTTTGGCTATCGATGCGAGGTAACCTTGAAAAATCAAATACCTACCGTTCCGGACATTTCTAAGTGGAAAGATTTATAAATGTCATTAAAATATCATTAAACTATCATTTGATTGGTTTTTTTATATATATTTGTCTTGCACAGTAAATAACGAGGTTCATGATACCCGAAAAACATATTTTTAATAATAAATCCTACGAGAGTTACGGTGAAAGTCCGTTCTCAACTTCCTTTCGTTGTTGCTGTGCACCACTCGTAGGTATTTTTAAAACTCAAAGCTATGCACAGCAACAACGAGATTTTCAAAACAGCGTCTTCCTTAGATAGGGAGCAGGCGTTACAAGAATTAAAAGAACTTTATCTTAAAGGACAATTATCTTTTACCACCATCTTATCGGTAAGGGAAATATTCACCCAAAACCTAGAATACAAATGCCGTATTTTAAAGGAAGGGTTAAAATCGCCATGCATTCACAAAAGCCCTAAAGTAATTCCGCTTTTTGGTTAG